GAGTGATGTCATTCATCGTCAATCGCTCTGAAATACAGGCCATGTATGGCTTAAGGCTAAAGTCAACTAGGCTTCGGCGTTCTGCACTTACATTGGAGTAAGTTGCGCTTGCGCTTTCGGCGTTTAAATACCAAGCAGGAATGTTGCAAAGTCTAGCAATTTCACTGGCTGTGTTTAAGCGTGAGCTGCTAAGTTCCATTTGCTGGGCATCATAACCAAAGGTTGTAACATCCAATGGGCCTGAAAGGTAAGCGGTTGAGCGTTGCGCCCGGGCTGATTTCCATGATGCTAACAAACTTGATACTTGCTCTGGCGGTAGATCAACGCCAGTATTCTTAATGACCATTGTTGGATTAGGCTCTTGCGCCATACGGTTTACGGCCTTTTCAAGTTCCAATGCAGTCAGGATTGTGCGGCCACCGCGTGAGAGTAAGCCCTCGTCAATGCCGCTAAACATAATCAATGAGCCAACGCCAGTAATCGGGCAAAGATTTCCATCTAAATAAAAGCCATTGACAATTTCATCAGTCATTGTGTCAGTTGTGAAAGTAACCCGAGTTGGATCAATTCGGCGAGCCTGTGTTGGTCGGTTATCCTCTGGATCAACTGCAAGCACTAACCAGAACGCATGTCCCCTAAACAGGATGTCTTCACAGGTCCAAATCATCGTCACAATTCGTGGCAGTGCTGGATCAGGTTGGCGCAAGATTGTGCGGCCCTCTACCTTTGCTCCTGTAATTTCATTGTAAGAATGTAAGCCAAGTTCACCAATAGTTCCAGCAATAATGTTTCGGGCTCGTGCCACAGCTGGGACTTGCATAGCATCGGATCGGCCAACTCTTATTAGATTTAAGGGTGACCATGCATCTTGGTAATAAGGCACATGGATGTTGGCTGGGCTTGCGGCTCTGGCAGTTACATTTTCAACATTTGTGCCCAGCAAGAAATCAATAAATCCCATACTGCATTATCTCATAAATGTGTGACATTCAAGCATCTGGTGCGCGTGTCGAGATGTGTGGGTCAGTGATAGGAGTGACTGACCCACACTCTCAAGGTACTGCCAAGTAGACCTTAAGCACTAATGATACTCACACTCTGTTGTGGCGCACAAGCATGACCAGCCGCCATTACTAATGCCACTGCAGCTGTGATTGGTACTTGAGCAGCTCTACGCGCAATACGCCATCCACCATCTGATGCTGGCCGTCTAGCACATGAGACTAAATGACTATGTAATGTCTCTTGTCCGGGATGAATGAATTTGCCAGACTGCATTGCATTTAGTGTTTGATCGCAACTAATGGCAAAACCTGCTGATGCCCAAGGTGTTGGTTCGGTTGCTATGCCAGCCTGTGCAAGTCTTGGTGCAATGTAACCGGCAGTATTTGGATCATAGGCAAATTTTCTTGGCCTGTATCTACGAGCTAGTTGAGCCAGTTCACCAGTTAGTTCAAGATCGTTGATACCGCCCTCACGTTTCCATTCATGTAGGAATACGGCCATTCCCTCTGGTCGCTCTTGAATAGTGATTAAGCAAGCCATCTCTCTATTGAAGTTAAGGTCTATGGCCATCCATGTAGGTAGTTCATCCTCAAGGCTTATTTCTTGTTCGCCAGCATTCCACATGTCCATTGGCCAAGGTGAATCAATAGCATCTACCCACATGCATAATGTTTCAGTTTTGAAAGCATCTTTTGTATCAAAGATTGATGCATCCTTGATGTTTTCTTTTGTAATTGTGTGACCCATTGCAGGATTGGCCATTGCCCAAGCCTTTTCATCATTTACATCAGACCCGGCAGGTGCGCTGTATTCGTAATAACCCATACGGCTGGATTCAAAGGTTAAGGCTCTACGCCTTTGTTCATTTAGCACATTGCTATTTAGATCACCAGCATTGGATGTCCAAAACACTTGGGCATTGGGTCTGGCTCGGGTGATTGGGGTAACGGCTGCCCATGTGGCTTCATCAATCTCTCGCAACTCATCTACATAAAGCAGGTCAGCAGTTGAGCCACGAGGCCCCTCACTGGTTGCAGCTCTAATTGCGTATTTTCTTAATCTTTCGCATTTGGTATTGCATGACTTTGGGTAATGATGGCAATACACCTCAATTTCCTCTTGCCCGTTAGTCCGGGAAACACGCTTGATCCGCTTACGCATCCAATCAAGACTTTCTGCCATGTCTACGGTTTGTTTAAAAGTATCTAGTGAAAGTTGGCGTGTCTGTGACATGGCAATAATGCTTTTCTCTCCAAAGATGTACAGGCCAGCCAGCATACGCATTCTCATCATGTGGGTCTTGCCATTTTGGCGAGCCACCAGCACACCTACTTGGGATCTTGCCCATGTGCCGTCAGGGTTTACCTTTAGCGCATCATCTAAGACATGTGATTGCCAAGGCAGTAAAGGCACACCCAGTTCGTCAGCCAGTTGGCTTACTAGCGGCCCTGCGCTGGGCAGTTTTAGCTGGGGGCTTTGGATTCTTGGTTTTGACAAGCCGTAGGAAATCTCCGACATAGGCTGTTCCATCATGTTCCTCTTGTTTACTGGCAGTACGAGTCTCAACGGTCAAGTGCAGTTGTTGCAACACTGTTAGAAACTTACCAGATAGGGCCGTTATGTCTTTAAGATCAGCACCCATGTCAAAAGCCGTATCTAGTGCCTTGGCCATGCGCCGGGCGAGGTGTACGGCAGCTGCATCTGTCTTGGCGATCCAATTTGAAGCTGACAAAGCAGATTCCAAGTATAGGTAAATAGTGTCTGGAATCTCTTTGGAAACAATAGTTTTCTTTTCGGTCATGACTTAGGCCTTTCGGTTGTTGGTGGGTCGGTTCTGGTCATTAGGGGAGAGATTCCTGCAAGGGAGTCTGTGGGTGGCACTCGGTTAGAAAAAACCCCGCTGTGGCTGTGTGAGGGGCTCTGACGCACTGTGTTGAACGCAACAGTCTTGGCCATGTGACAGGGCTTGCATAAAGGTTGCAGGTTATCAATGGTGTTAGTCCCACCTCTGGCTACTTCAATGATGTGGTCTACCTCCGTAGCTCGGTCACCACAGAACATGCAGGTCTTACCCCACACTTGGAAGCATGCCTTGCGTAGGTTACGCCACTGTGTGTCTGTGCCCCGGGCATGTGCCTTACTCATGCGACCAATACATCAATAGGTCCTACACATGATGGGCTGTACTTGATAGCCGCACCTACTGCCTCTCTAATGCGCCATTGTGGATCATCAGTATGGCGTGTTGTATGTAATGAACCCATAGCGAATGGAAACCCTGAACCAGTAGCGATCATGTTGTATTCACCTACTGACCAATCAACAGTGCTGATCTCAAATAGTCTGCCATGTATTCCTACAAGTAGATCAGCTGCATTGTCCTCACTGTTTATGTCTATCTTGTATTCATCAGCTGCTCTTTGTAATGCCCCACAGAATGACATCCTCATCCATGCCTCAAGGTTTGTAGTGTTTACATCTGGGTAGGTAGCAAAGGTTGTAAGTTGGCCTGTACCCAATGAGCCACTGTATCCAATTAGATACGGGCCTACCTTGCGTATCTTAGGCTTGGCCAATGGACTGATGAAGTTAGCATCTGACATAGCCCGGTCAGCACCCATGTAAACTTTGCCACCATGAGTAAGCCCTGCAAGTATTGTCATTAGTTTTGCCTTATGTGTTTTGCCTCTGTGAGATCAATGTAGGCATTCTCTCTGACTATTTTGCCACCATTGATTGTTTCTTGTGTTTCTGTAAAGTCTTTACGAAAGTCACATGTCCATTCGCCCTTATTGTTGGCCAGTTGCTTAGTGATGAGTAAGTCATCAGGTATCAGATAAAGGAATCCGACAAATGGTACACCCAATGCATGTGCTGTAATACGGCCCGCCTCAATCTTGGCGAATGTGACTAACCATTCCATGTCCCACTTTTGCAGCTGCTCAAGGCTCATGTTCCGGGACTTCTGCTCTACTACTGCTACTACGTTTGTATCGTTATCACCAATGACTGCATCAACTAAGGCTGGGCCATTCTTTGGTGTGTGGATGTAGGTGTAGTCCGGGTAGTGGTGCTGCCATAACTGGACTGCTCTAAGCTCGTGTTCTAATGATTCTTGGCCTTTGGCTGTATTAACGTCAAGCATGATTAGTCCTCAATACCCTGCATTATGTTGTAAGCAGCCATCATGCCGTTACGGTAATGAACATTGACTGATGGATGAGTGTCTATGATTACGTCCATCAGCTGATCAAGTCTTTCTTTCCATGTTTTATCAATCATCCCGGCTATCTGTTTGGCATCATTGAAATCTTGCTGTAAATGTGTATGGTCTTTACTTAACATCTCTACTCCATTGACGTATTTAAGTAATTCAGATTGTCTAACCTGAACCCATTTATCACTTCTTGATTCCATGTATTTATTTTAAGATGGATTCACACCCAGAACTGGTAAGTGAGCAGGAATGGCTCTTAGCGAGCCATCCACACCCGTCACCGTATAAGTTTCGCTTGTAAAGGGACTTATCCACTACAAATAAGCCAACTGCGCCATTTGCCTGTTACCAATTTGTTATGTAATAAGGCAGTTCGGTTTTATTACTGGTAATCAGGCTCGCATTTCTGCATTTTGTATGCTCGATCAGGCATACCAAAGACACGCCCTCTAACGGCGGTTTAGCAGCTGATAAGGCAGCCAGTAGTTTGAGTCTTACCTAGACATTTTGTCGGTCTTGCAATTACAATGTGTGTACTAGCCAGTAGTCCGGACGAGGGATCAAGAACCACTCCAACTACTGGCTAGTTTTTATATGCTTGGTGAGAGTTTCTGATTATAGGTGTTCACTACACCACAACACTTAGTCATCCATGTGCGCGTGTCTGTGTATGGGTCTACACCAATATCAAATGGCGACAATGTTTCATGGCAAACTTCGCAGCTCTCGGCAAAATAGTGTGAGGCATCATAAGCCCCGTAAAGTTTCTTAAGTATTGAAATAAACAACTCATCTTTGTTATCCATTATTAGCCCTATCTCTAATGTCTTGTGTTTCACTTGCCATGCACTTGTAAGCCTGTGTTAGTAGGTCAGCACAATGCTCACAGTCCATGCTTCTTAGATTCCTTGTAAGCCTTAATAAAGTCATTAAGGTTGTATGGAATTCAAGTTCCCATTTACTCATGCCATATAATCCAATGCTATGAATGTGTCACATGGCCATTCCTCGCCACACACTAAACAGTCTTTTAAGAATTTGCAGTTGTCACAACTCTCTGTGGTTGTACCACAAACAAGGCAGTCTTTATCACTTGGGTCTTTACGGTAATGCAGTGCTCGGGCTTCCTCAATTGCAGCTTCTATGTCACTTACATAGGCGCATATGCAATGGCAGTATTTGCAATGTTTGCTCATGAGCGATCAAACTTTGGATCACACTGTGGCTCGTTATCACAGAAGTAGCCAGCGTATGGCTTACCTGTCTTTTTGGAGATACCACTTCGCCGATTCATTGCCCCATGTAGGCACATAGGCACTAACGTCTCATCCTCATCAGTGCCTATGCCCTCATCCAAGGCTGGTTCAGCAAGTAACCAAGGGTCGGTTTCTTGACTGGGTGGCTCTTGCACCACCTGCCTTGGCTTGGCTGGTCCGGGTGCTTGATTCTGTCTGCTTGTCGCAACTTCCTCTTTACTGCTTATGCCTTTAGATGTTCCAATGTTTAGGCTTGCCACAGCTCTTGACCAGCAGCTCGTTTCAAGGTTTTGAAGCTCTGACCCAAATGTGTATGGAGTCTTGCCAATGATAAACTCTGATGCTGTGCCAATGCCCGGCAATGAATCCTCTGGTGTTCGGTATGCTCTGGCTACTCCCCACATCTTTGTAGGATCGCCATCCATGACACCCATGTACTCAAATTGAATTGTTCCATTAGGAAACTTTTCATAGAACATGGCAACTCGCTCGGCAGCTGTAACGTAATTAGTGATGTCAAATGCCATTAGATTCTCCAGCCGTCTTTCCACATTGCTTCTTCAATGGTTGGCCCGTGCATCGCACGAAATTTGGCTCTAAGTCTCAAGCGATGTTGTGCTTCAATGTAGATGCCTGTAAATACACCTAAGCCAAATAAAACTACTGCGTATAAAACAATTACTATTGTCATGCCCTGATTTCCTATTCTTAGTTGTAAGCCTTGGCGCTTACATAAATAGTTCTAGCACGTCACACAGGACTCGCACAAGCACTTTGAAAAAATAGGCGTGTCATGCCTTGTGTCTATGTGATCTTTGACCACAACATGTAGGGCATCAACCTTTTTGTGCAGGTCAGTGAGGGATAATCCGCCATTATTCTGGGGCTGAATGGCGTAAGTCATGGTGTCTATGTAGGCCTTTATTGGCTTAACTATGCCCCATTTAACCAACATGCCTACAAGGGTAAGGATTGCAATAAGAGCTGCTGCCAATTGCCCGGCATTAATCAATTCATTCATGAGATGGCCAACTTTATTTCCCTTGTAGTTATTGTGGCTTTTCCATTGGCTTTAAGTTCCAAGGCCACTGGCTGGCCTTTCTTTGATTGGAATAGCCATACATCCTTTACAAAAGTAGTTCCACCTTTTTTCAGGCTAAATGTCTGGTAGCCAGTTGCATCATCAATACCTTTGGGATCGCGTACCCACTTGATTGTAAGTTCAGTTGCCCCACCGATTTTAGGTGTTTTGATGTTTAGGTAAGTTGCAAACAATGCCCCAGTGCTTGAGTTAGCATTTGGAATAACCGAGTAAAGGCCATCTACCTCTAGTGTGGCCCATACTTCAGCTCGTAGTGACTGTGTAGGAATACGGCTGTTGGCATCAGATTTACGGCTTATGTATTGGCTCATGCTTTGATCCATTTTTCTGGGTTTCTAAACTTGGTTGGATTCCAAGTACGTTGGGCAAGAATTTGAAAGTGTAGGTGTGGGCCAGTGCTACGGCCTGTATTGCCTGATGTGCCCAGCAACTGCCCCTGACGGACTCTCTGACCGACTGCTACGTTTACCCCATTAAGGTGGCAATAACCTGCCCACAGCCCTGCTGTGCCGTCCTCAAAGGCATCGTTATCTACAATGACATGGATGCCAAAGGCCCAGCCCCAGCCTTTTTTGTAGATGTGCTTGCCAGCGTGTACTACGACACCCGGCACAGCTGCTACTACTGGTGTACCAATGGCAGCGCGGTAATCAATGCCCTTGTGTATGCCGCCTGATTTGTACTTAGCCCCATAGGGAAATGAAACAATACCTGACTTAATCGGCTTCATCTAAGTAGGCCCTGCCATAATTGTCATACTCTGGATTGAGCCAGTTAATGATGATCGGTAATGCCGAAACCAAGCCAATGGTCAATGCTGGATGTATGCCAAGTGTGTCAGCGTTTACAAGTAGCCAGCCAAGTACCCCTGCACCAAATACCTTAACGAATGATGCAATAGGACTATGAGCAAACCATGTTAAAAATGACATTAAAGTGCTGCTATTTCCTCGGCTGTAAGCCCAAGGTCTGCCAGTTTGGCAAGTGCGCTCTCACGCGCTGCCACTTTTGCATCAGCTTCGGCTTGCACTTTAGCGGCTTGGGCTTGCTGTGCTTTGTAGGCTGTGTGTTCCTCGGTAGTCATTGGTCGTACTAGATCATCTATTTGAATATTTGGTTTTGCTGTTGTGGTTGCCATTTTTCCCTACTTTGTATATCCATAAACGTAGATTTTGCCGCCTGTTAAAGTTCCCGTTACTGTCGATAATGTGAAAGCCGTGTATGAAGTTGTATTGTCCAAATATCCAGACATCATGCCAGCAGCACCACCAATAACGTTTACATAGTTTGCATTAAAAAATGTTTTTGCAGTTAAAAACGGACTAACTAATTCAAAAGAATTTGAAACATTTGCAGTATTGCTATTTCCGACCGCAGTGAAAAATGTCGTATTTGCCGCCCCAATTTGCGCTGAATATGTGGAATTCGAAAACAATGATCCAACCGTTGTGAAATAATAACCCGTAGCAGTTGAACCTAAAATCATGTTTATAACTGTCGATCCCGAAGGTACGGTGTTTGCAATAACAATTTTGTAAGCGTCATAATCTGCACTGAATGCGGCTGTGACGGCAACGCTTGAAACTGCTGAACCTATCGTCTGAGTTTTAATTAGAGTTAATCCACTTGACAAGCCAAAGACAGTCGCATCAATGGCATCGCCCAATGCCTCAATGGCTGTTGCGCCATCCTTGACGTAATCGGTGCTGGTCGGTACTGGCCAGCCGTAGTTCGGAGTCGTTGTTGCCATGCTATAAATCCTGCCATTCTGTCGTACTTGGAGTATAACCTGCCCAAGTTGTGGTTGGTGGTATTTGATACCAGATGATTGATGAGTAAGTTTCTGAATATGCCGAACAAGTCAAGGTCAAGTCAGCGGTGTATCGGGTCAAGTTCCATGTGTAGCCCTCCACAAAGCCATCAAAGGTAGTTCCAAAGACTGCTGGCAATTCCGTTGTGTTTATGCGTAGGCCGTTGTAGACGGCGGCTAGGGCATCTCTGGTGGCATCGCTGACCGTTGGTGAGTGCAATGGGATCGTCAGTTGCTCTGGATACATTCTAGGGTAAGCGCGTGACTCAATAAAGTCAGCGGCCTGATTTTCGGCATCTGTTTTATTGTGCAAAACCGTTGAGCGTGTGCCAGATAACTGGCCGTACAGAATGATTGACTGTTCATCTCTGGCCTCGGCCTGACCTGCCCGATAGGTCACAATTGCATCGTTTACGATCTCGCCCCATTGAGCAGATGTGCGTAAGCCTTGGGCAAGTAGATCGTCACCGGTCAGCACTAATGGCGTGGCAGTGGCTCGGGCCAAGTAGTCGTCATAATGCAAGTCACCATCTTGGCCCTCCCAAAGCACACCACGCCCAGAATTAGCGGCAATGGTAGTCAGTGCATAAGCATCAGTATCACCATCGTTGTATGCCTGAAGTTCGTATTGCCCCGGCACATCCACATTGGCAATTAAGTTATCAACTAAGGCAAGGCCAATAGCATCGTAACTAGCCCAAGTTACACCGATTGGCAAACTTGCCCAAGTTAGGGTTGGTGCTACGTCATCCCATTCAGTCAAGAATGCTTCACTTAAAATGTTTAGGATTCGTGTGCCGTCATTCTCTTTGGCGTAACCTGACCCGCCAACCAATCGGCGGTTAAGTGCAGCTAGTGGGCCAACGGCTGTGATGGTGTAAATGGCAACCGAGCCATCTGATCCGTAGGCTTGTAGGCTGATGTCAATGTCCGAGATCGTGCCATAGAAAAGTTCTTGTGTACCTGATGTGCCTTTGTCAATTGCAATTGATACTGACTGACTCAAGGCCACATCTAAAGGATCACTAGCATCAGTCCACAAGCTGATTGACGCATAGCCCGGCTGTGGTTGCTCGGTGACATCATTGCGACCAGTTTGGATTGAAATAGAGCTGATGGTCTGATCTGCGTAAGTCGTAGTACCAGCAAAAGTAACTGTTGGATACGGATCGTAATCGGTCACAGTGTTGCCCCAGCAAGATTTATTGCGCCTGTACGGCGTGAGGAATCTTGGAGTAGGCGTTCAATACTACGGCGGGCAGACTCACCATCAATGACACCATTCATGATTATGGTCACGCCTGATCCGCCACTGTCTGGGCGAATAGATCCTGAGCCAGCAGGCACAAAGGTCTCTGGGCCAAACTCGCCGACCCGATAGGATTTTCCACCCATTACCGAACCGCCAGCTGCTCTAGCTCCCTCGCTGTCTCCACTCGAAGTAACAAAATCCCAAAACTTGTTTCTGATAATGCTTGCTGGCAATTTGTCCAAAACAGGCTTTATCTTTTTGTAGGTATCGCCTAATCTATCAAAAGCATTTGCAATTTTATTAATAGCCTCTGCAATGTTTTGTAAGGCTGTTCCCGCTTCACTTGCATTTGGTCCAGACATACTGTCAAACATTCTGCCAAATGCCTTGCCCACATTGATCAAAGCCAATCCAAGATTGTACGCTCCAGATCCTTGGCCATCATAAACTCCTGCTAATTCTCTGGCTCGCTCGCTTAAACTTTGAGGATCTTTGCCACCAAAGGCAGCTGCGATATAGTTGGCTTGAGTAACGACCTCTTGCATTACTGGCAATAAGCCTTGACCCATTGTTGTTTTTAAGTTTTCAAGTTGGGCATCAAGGATTTTTTGCTGTGCGGCGGCTCCCTCAGATGTACGAGTGAAATCTCCTTGGGCATCTGATGTTTGGTCAATGATTGCTTGGTATCTTGCAAGAACTTTTGCTGATTCTGATAATTGATTTTTGTGATCTCGTTCTAATGTTTCACCAGTTCTAAGTTCATAATTCATAGCAGCTGTTTCTAAACCGGCAGCCGAAATTAGAACACCGTACTTTCGAATTGGCTCGGATTCACCACGCATTG